GCTTGGATTCCATCTTCGCGATACGTCAGCTAACGCTGATGTTCAAGAAGATGCTTCTCCCTTGCTCGAAAGAGCGGGTAGAAGCCGCCATTGCAGGCTACGTCATGTGTGAGAAGGAAGTGCGAAGTTGGAACGAAGTAAACCTTGGCGAGTCTCATGAAGACTTTTCAAGGATGTCCCTACTCCTCTGGGGAGATGTGCTCACCGCTCTCGATCGCGAGATCGCGGATGGTGAGCTTACCCCGAGGCACGGCCCAGGGTCCACGGCTGATCGACTTCTCGGTAACGAGAAGTATAATCAAGTCGAATGGACCACTCGATTGGAGAGCGTCTTTCCATTCCTGGAGAACGCGCTCCCGTCGGCCCGCTATCATGAGCGGGTGGGTGGTGTCACCTTCCTCGAACCCGATGCGGAACGACCCGTAAGGGTCATAACCGTACCTAAAACGCTGAAAACCCCAAGGATCATTGCGATCGAGCCAACCTGCATGCAATTCATGCAGCAGGCCATACTCGAAAGCCTCGTCCAGAAGCTCGAAGCCGTTCGTGTCGTTGGAAACACACGACAGAACGTGGCTTGCGGCTTCGTCGGATTCAGCGACCAAAACCCAAACAGGGAAATGGCTCGCATAGGGAGTCGTAATCAGACTCTCGCGACACTCGACATGAGTGAAGCATCCGACAGGGTTTCCAATCAGCATGTAATGCTCCTTACCAAATGGTGGCCTCACGTAAGTGATGCCATTCAGGCGACTCGGAGCACGAAGGCTGATGTGCCTGGTCACGGGGTTATCCCGTTGTCCAAGTTCGCGTCTATGGGTTCAGCTGTCTGTTTCCCTATGGAGGCCATGGTGTTTTGCACCTTGGTTTTTCTGGGGATCCAGGATCAGCTCGGCAGGCAGTTGACCAGAAAGGATGTTTTGTCCTACTCTGGCCAGGTGCGCGTCTACGGGGATGACATTGTCATTCCAGTAGATTGTGTCGATTCCGTGACCTCTCGTCTTGAGTCTTTTGGATTCAAGGTGAATACGAGCAAGTCTTTCTGGAACGGGAAGTTCCGAGAGTCTTGTGGCGGAGACTACTACGATGGAGAATGGGTAACTCCTGTTCGAGTTCGTAGAGAGTTTCCGTCGTCACGGAAGCAGGTTGACAGGGTGATTAGCCTTGTTGAGCTTCGCAACCAGTTTTACTTCGCTGGTTTGTGGAAGACAGCAGGCTGGCTTGACCGGCGGCTGAGGAATGTCCTTCCTCACTTCCCAGTCGTAGAGCCTTCATCACCAGCACTAGGGCGATGGTCCGTTGCGTTCTCTTACGAGGCGCAGCGTATCCACCCGAGTTTGCACAGTCCCTTGGTCAGGGCTTGGCAGACAAAGTCCCGAAGTCCGGTTTCTCAACTGGACGACGTGGGAGCCCTAGTGAAGTGGTTCTTGAAGCGCGGCGATGAGCCGTTCTTCGATAAGGACCACCTGCAACGTGCAGGACGTCCCCGATCCGCCGAC